ATTCCATTTGAACAGTCTACTGGGTAGATAATCTGTACGTAAAAACATATCACCTTTAACTGCCTGAGCAGGAAATACAGTTCCAAAGTCAGCATTAGATGCATTGCCTAAACTAGGATGATTATCAGCTAGAGCGCCAAGTTCCGGGAACTGGTGTTCGAAGCTTTCTATGCTGTAGCTCTGTCCGTTGTATTGTACATGATCACTGTCACGTATAAACGATATGTCTTGACTTACACGGTCTCCATCTAGTGCTTGTTGCTCTTCTTCTGTAAAAGGTCTGGTTTCAACAGCAGGAATCTCTTCTGGGGCGAGTATAGCCATTGCGGCCGCATCTTCGTGTATGGCATGTGTGCTGGGTGGGGGTGGCGCCACCATGGGCATAAGATTCTTAAAATGTTCAAATGGCCGTTTTAAATATGCCAAAGGGTCAAACTTAGTTTGAGGCTCATCGGGCTCGTTCTGAGCTATGGGCTCAGTGACTTCCGGCGCTGTTGGTGCCTCTACCGTTGGTTCATCTAAAATTGATCCCGATTCTTTCTTGTCTCGTTCTTCTTGGGCCCACAGTATGCTTTGTTGTGCGGCCAGTATTAACACCAAGGCCAAAGGGTCAAACACCAACACAATGATAATGATCACAAGTCTAACGGCTTTTTCTAAAACATTCTGATCAGGGTTGTCTCCGTAGACCAAGGCCGCTATGTATTTTATAGGACCGACTTCGGATTCGATCTTGCGGTTCTCTGCCGCGAGAGGTGCCCGGTCTTCATTAAGTTGACTAATTTTTCTCTGTTCGGTTTCGATCTCGGTTTGTAAACGGGTTCGCTCTTTTTGCTGAGATCTGCGTATAGAGACTGCTTTATCGGCACCCTTTTCATCTGAGCTTCGGCCCATGACTTGATCCACTGCCTCATCATACTGTTTAAGAACCTTGCGGTTAGCATCGATATTCTCCCGTGCTATTTTGATTTTTTCATCGTATATGGCTACCTTAGCCATGCTGTCACCTGATACTAAACTTTGATCACTGTGTGCTTTGCTCAGGAATCCAAAGATGCCCATGCTTGTTAATAACATTAAGAATGCCACAGCCGGAACAAGATAAAACTTGTACAGTAGGCTTGCTCGTTCCCAATATATCTTTAGCCAAACAGCCGCAGTGACTTTGCCAACTTCTAAACTGGCGCCCATGATCATGATTGGGATGACAGCGGCCGAGAAGATAGCGGTCAAACCTATAATACTGTAGTAGGCCGCAATGGCACTGATGACCAGTGCAACAATTAGGGTAAAGTATCCAAATATCATAGTTGTATATTTATAGGTTGTTAGTCCTATAGTATATACGGATAAATGGTGAGTGTCAACAGGATTGGATTAATTTGAAATTAAAATCAATTAGCCACTAACAATATCTCATAATTCACAACCGTCTTGCCGGAACCTGCTTCTATCGAACAATACATTGTTGCTCATTAATCTAGGTCAACGATACTGCATGAACTGGCCGCTGTTGCTACTACAGCAACTTTGTCACCTGTGCGGAAGTTAAACAACATTGAAGTATTGCCGGGGATAACAAATCCGTTGCCCGTTGTAACAACTGGACTAGTGCCAAACTGTACATAGTGTGTTAAGTTTCCCGTAGTCATCATAATTCTGCGGGCTGTAATGGCCGCACTTTGTTGACTGGTGGCACTGGTGCTGATGGTTTGGTAGGCCGCTGTTCCAGTGCCTAGATCGTGTATTGTGATATATTGACTCATTTTATTCCTTTGGTTGGTGTTGGTGGGCAGGTGCGGATTGGACTCCGTCAATCAAATTCATCATGTCCCGCAATATCGCTTGTACTTTCATATTTGTCCCCGTATAGAATATTTAGCCAAAAGACTACCCGCCGGGGCGGGTTTGTTTTTTAAGGTAGTTTACTGCACTACTGCTTGTAAGTATTCTTCTCCGGCAACCTTAAGCATGGCAGTATGAGTTACCAATCTAGCAAATTCATCAATTTCTTCAGCAGATGCATATATTTCTGGAAGTGTGCCGTGACATACTGCCCACAGGCGTTCAATGTCGGCTTCTGTTAACCAAGTATCAAATGCAAGTTTTTCTATGCGTTCATTCATTCTAATTCCTATCCGCTGGTAAACAAACATATTGTCGAGCAGTGGTATTGGGTTGTTTAGCAGATACACAATCCTGCTTAGTTTTAAAATGCTCGACCACTTGATAATCCTTGATAGGACCATTATTGGATCCCGGAGACAACAATACAACAACCAATACCCAATTGAGCATCACAGACCTTTGATAAAGTCTATAACTGCACGGGCCTGTGTCAGGTCCATGTCGGTGTCGTCCGCTGTTTTGTCTGCCGGACGGAATATATAGTGTGTATTCTTAATGGCATACAGACTGGTGTTGTTGGTGGGTACAACATTGAATCGGTCATAGCTCATTTGGCGTTTCTTGTTCATACTTGCTCCTTAGGTTATTAAAATATGTTTCTTGTTGGCACGATCACTAAACAATTTCGTACCACGCTCGCGAATCATGTCTGCGGCCTCTTGCGGTGTGGATTCAAATAAGTCACGCAAATCTTTGGCTGTGACTGTACGGTCTGAAGTTACTGTATAAATCTCATAGTGTCGCTGTGGATTTGCTCGGGCCCGCACAATCATCATACCGACCATTTGGTTAACTTTTGCCAAGTGTTCGTTGCGTAGCACTGAGTCTGGATCGCGGATTATGTCAAACAGTTTGCCCTGTTCAAATGTTTCTGACTGATCGCGGTCTTTGGTGATGTCAACACAGGCTTCGAGTCCGGTGTTGTCCCAACTAAGAATAAAAAGATTTTGTTTCTTCATAGTGCTATTGTATAATAGATTCCGTTGTTAGTCAATTGCTCTGCGGAAAATGATTTCCTGTCGTGCAAAGGCTTCTTGTTCCCAGGGTTGATCCAGGTAAGGTGTGCGTCTTGAGTAAAACTTACCACGCCATTTTTTACCCCGTGGTGTTATCTTTAGTATGCCCTTGGCCAATTGACGCACATGAACTAATTCGTGTGCAAGTGTTACACCCAAGTTCAAAAGGTTGCGGTTGGGCTTTAACACAATCAAAACGGTATCTATGCCTGCCATTGGCATAGTGGTACCGTGGTCTTTTAGATCTCGGTCCATTTTGACCATTAAAAATTTACGACTACTGTTTAACCCAAGTTGGGTCAGCATACTGGGCAGTACCGCCTCAATAAATCGTCGAGTCTTGGGACCTGCTTCAACATGAAATTCCATTGTGTGTTCCTTAATGGCTGTTTAGGACAGGATTAAATTCTGCAATCAACTCGCGTTCACGAGCATGAGCAGGCTTGCGTCCACGCACAAACTCTATGATACCGTAAGTGTGTGCAAGTGTGCCGTGTTCACGAATTGAACGACACAGGTTCCAATCTTTGTTTTCGGTAACTGCACGGCGTACATGTTTTTGCACACGCACTCGGAGTGCTCGGCGAACTTGCTGACCGCAAACTGTAATACCAATGTATTGCTCACCGGTTGTTGTATTGGTGATACAGTAAACAACATGCTTGGTATCTTGGCGTCTTTTTCGGGGTTGCTTTTTAAGTTCCATACAAGTATTATAGCAATAATTCCTTTTTCGGGCAAATTTGATCCATAAAAAAGTACTACAAAAGTAGTACTTTTTAAACCCTAAAAAAGTAGTACTTTTTAGTGCAGGGTTGCGTCATTGTCAATATCGTCGATGTCCCTGACCCCAAATATTTTCAATATTCTTTGTACACTTTTAGGTGCAGTAAAGGATCCAGTTTCGGGCAACAATACGCTTTTTAATTTGCCATCGGGGCTAATAATAAAAGCATAGTCCTCGTCTGCCCAATCTACTTCATTAAGAAATTCGTCAATTTCTTCTTCTAGTTCTCGCGTGACCTTGGACATGTCTGTCCTCCTTGTTATTATTATTTACTTAAAAAGTATCATTGCCATGATGGTTGCTTGAGCAATAAACCCAATTCCAATTGTGACAATATTCAGGGTGTCTTTGAGAATCACTGCACGGCCAAACAGCAGTACAAGTCCGGCCCACATAAACAGCACAATATCCAGTCCCGGAGTGCGGTCACTGAGTCCGGTCAACAGAGCCAACAAACTGGGAACTGTGGCACAATGTATCACTATTGCGGCCAACCATCCTAGTGTGTCAGCTGAGATTTTTCCAAAATGTCCTTGAAAAAACTTGATGATGTTGAGCTTGACTTTGGCCAAAGTAAACAAATTCACGTCGAGGAAATTCACTGGTTAGTCCTTGTAAAAGATGTGGCGACCGATTTGGCTGATTTTCTTTTTGCCCCAATTGGGATTAACATAATCGCCATGGAAGTAAAGTGCATCACGCATTGTACTAAGTCTAAAGTTTTCTAGCAACACTTTCTTTGCCACTTCTTCACTTTCTCGATAAAGTGCAGGATATATGGGTCGGATTTTGTGTGTGGCTTCGCAGACCCAGCTAAATTGGCAAACTATTTTGCCAAGGTAATTGTTCTGTTGATATACCACTCCGCATACTCCTTCGCCAAATTTACCTGATGTAACTCGGTTCATGGTAACTTGAGCCACAGCAACTTTGCCCTCGAAAGGCTCACTCGCGGCTTCCCAATAGATGTTCCTGGTCAAACAATCCAACTGACGAGTACGATCTGCTGTACTGACGAAACCTTGACGGTAAGCTTCTGAGCCTTCCCTTAGGTTTTCGAATTTAATATTGACTGCCTGTACCAGTACAGTGGCAATTAACATTAAACCTAAAAATTTCAACAGCATTGTAGTGAATGCCGCTAAAAGGTCTTGGTTGATACGAGACATGAGTGTCATCATATTTTACCTCCTTCTATAGGTGTGTAGTTTTATATAACCCGTTGAGTCATGGGGTAAACGACTGCTATAACCCAATAACTGAGTATATTATAGCGTTTTTTTCGTGGAAAAGCAAGTAATATGGGCAGTTAATTAGCCCACTTCTGCTCTTCTCAAGGTCAACACTGGCACAGATTTTGCCCGTTGCTTGGCAATATTTTGTCCTTCTATCAGAGAGGCTCGGACAGCATCTCCACCCACATTTGATTGTAGGCAACCGTTGAACAGGGTGTTGTAGTCAAGACGGTAAGTGTCTACCCCGTAGTCATGTAAACTGCTGACCATGCCCAGGACTCCGTTTACTCCGGCTGGAGCAGTGGCGTCAATGTTAGCGTCAGCCAATAGCAAATTGTCAAGCTCCAAAATCACTTGAGTTGTCATGGCCTGAACTGCCAAATTTGCTTGAGTAACCACAGAACTCAAAGTTGAATTTGTGTTACACAATGTTGTGAATGTGTTGGCCGCGGTCCAAGTCAGGGCAATGTTGCTGTCGATAAAAGTGACATTACCGGTACCACAAGCTGTGTATAAATTGGCCAATTCTGTACTGAGAGTCTGTGCTTCAGTATAGGTTAAGGTACTGGTTAGCGCAGATGAAATATTAGCCAGTGCATTGGCATGTACAACTCCTGCAACACTTCCCAGCATGTCAGTTACCAGGGGATTAAAATCAACACCGTTACCCATACCCAGTTTTACAGTTAAGCGATTATACTCTGCATCGGGTATCACTTGAGTGTAGGCATTTAGATAAGGAATATCAGGAACACTTAAACTGTCAATCATGTCAGCAAACTCTGCAAACGAACTGTAGGTTCCGCCAAGTTTAGTTAATAACACCGATAGTCCTGCCATTGTTCCTGCGGGAATTATCAACAAAGAATCAGCTGGGAAGATTCTACTAAGTTCTAACAGGTGTGCCAAGTTGGTTACCAATGAAGGATAAGGTAATTGTATACCTGTCTTTGCAATAATGTTGTCTAGGTCTGATCCGGTTACCAGGGCTAGAGCTTTCATTAAGTCACTCTCGGTATCAGTTGATCTTGTGCTAACATAAATTGAGTACCAATCTTTACTTAACAAACCCTGTGCAATCAAATTAGTCACAAAAACAAACGGGTCGTAAAGTCGACCGTAATTCTTTATATCAAATGCTGTGCCAAAGTTTCTTAAGCCTTTACCCAACAGATCAATTTCGTCTGCGGTTAGTCCATTGTTTAACGAACTAGCAAAATCAGTTACGCCAATTCCCAAATCACCAAAGTCCATTTTGTACATGGACTCTAGTAGATTATTCATTGACCAACTTGTATAAGCAAAAGAAGATACAGATGATAGCAAGCTGGCAAATTTGGCCACATTGTACGTGCCGTCGCTATTCAATGGCAACATCTTGTTGTAGTGGGCCTGTACATTGGCAATGGTAGTGTTGGCAATGGCAATGAACTCGGGCAGTTGTAAATTAACTACACTAAATCCACGCCCAGACAATGTTGTGCCGTGGGCTGTGCCAGGTTGTAAATTAGCATAACGACTTACCAATGTGTTACTGCTGACTGCGGTGGCATAGGTTACCATACTAGCATTGGGTTGTAATCCAATGTTACTGGTTAAGTTACTGGCCGCAATCATTAGAACAGGGGTCATTGTAGACATAGTTATCCACCTGTTCCCACTGTGATTGTGCCTGCGCCGGGACCAGTGATGGGGCCAGGTCCCCAAAACTCATTGCGATTCTTTTTAACTGATACTGTAGTTTGATCACCAACTACTGATAATACTTTTCCTTCGATGGTAATAGTAGGAGCACCGGGTCCGGTTACAGTTTCGCCGTGTTCAGTTTTGTCTGCACTGACCAGGGTGGGTGGCTTGCCCTCAAAGGTCACAGTTACCGCGCCAGGACCAGAGACTTTCTCGCCCTTTGCTGTGTTGTCACCTACGAGGGATGGTATAGCCATTAGGTATCCTTAAATAATAATACCAGGCTTGGTTACGGTGTCAATACCAGTGGTGGTTTTAATGTAGTGTGAGCGCATCTGTGCCAGGGACTCAGCTGACATCATCACGTGTGATTTGCTTAGGTTGACTTTAACATCAGTCTCTGCACTAAACAAACTCTGTATCAGTCCCAGGCCTTGTTGACTGGGTACTACTGTACAAGGACTAGCAACAACAAATGCTGTTTCAGTGTCCTCGATGATACGGCCAATGACTTCATCGCCATTGACCAGTTTGAATGTCACGATGTCGCCTGCACCGTATCGTTGATTAGTTACTAACATATTATCCTTTTATCTCTGCCCAGAACTCTTGGTTTCTGGCCGCAAGACCTTGATAACCCCCGGCCAGCAAGGTAGTGC